ATCAATTGATCGGGCTTGGGAGTAAATTCTGAGAGGCCGCCGTCGACTTCAAATATTTTCATTATCTACGTGCTCGGCCCAGGCCAGCACTTGCAGGTGGTTCGGCTTCTGGGTCAGCAGCAACATCATCAGCTGCGCCCATTTCGGCGCCCAGGTCAGCACCCATGTCAGCACCCATTTCGGCGCCGGCCATTGCACCGTCAGCAGCAGCATCAACTGGTGCTTGTGCAGTGCCTGTGACCACACCCAGAGCTTGATCCATTTGTAGCTTTGCAGCCTGCAGATTTTGCATCAATCCAGTCAGCGCAGCACTTGCGTCACCATTGAATTGTGCAGCTTGGTCAATGCCAACTTGATTCTTGATCGAATCAACCAAGGCTGGCAGTTCTTTGAATTGCAATTCAGATACATCTTCCAGCATGCTTTGCATCTTGTCAACCATGTCTTGGGCAGCCAACACAACTTGTGCTTGTTGCACTTCGCTTTCAGTTAGTCTACGTCCCAGTTGACGACGACGATAGCTTTCGGCCTGCATCAATGCAGCACCGGCAACCATTTTTTGTTCATCAGGATTGAGTGTCTGGCCAGCAGTGCTTTTCTTGAGAGCAGCAGCCAGTTTGGGATCTTTGACTTTGGCCACAGCAGCGGCTGGATCAACTTGTCCAGCAGCACCCGGTGCGTCCATTTCTTTGAGACGTCCACGAAGAGCCTGTTCCATCATTACCAGTTTGAGATAACTGGGATTCTTTTCACTGTGGTGGCGAGCCGTGGTGTTCTGGTGTTCACCCAGTAGGCCTCGCACACGATCAAGCATGCCAGCAGTTTGACGACGACTAAGTTGGTCAAAGCTGATGCGTGAACCAAAGTAGCTTTCGAATACTTTGGCGATTTGTTTACTTGGCTGAGGGGCCGCTAGTTCTTGCAGTTTCATTTGAGAATCCTCTAATTTGCATATATTTAGCCGAGTTTACACATTTCTCCAATTCAGATGATACTGAATTTAACAGAATTTGTTTGGGCTGTACTTTCATGTTTATGATTTCATAAGAGTGAGTTGACTGACTACGTCTGCCTATGCTTTGACGGCAATGGATATCAGCTGTTAATGTTTGTTTTCTACGGTCTAGATTCAAAATAGTGTTGGCCAATGTCAGTTGATTAAATTTGTCTGCCACACACCAGCTCACAGCATTGCGCTTGCTGTCAAAGCAGTGTATGTCATCTGACCAAGTGCTGACCATGTATCCGTAGAGGTGTTGTGCCACACGATACTTGCCAAACACAATATAGCTACCATCGTTTTCTTTTACAATCATGTTGTCAAGATTTCTCTTGAATTCACGTTCAGCAAAACGTTCTAGCTTTTGTTCTCTAGTCATAAAGTTTTGACATACTGCGTTATCAACCAACCGCATACTCCAAGCAATACTCCAATGATACCTATACCCCAGTTGATCACTTGACTGTTGCGGTTTTCTGACATTTTATGCACTAATTTATGAGTGTTCTCAGCCATGATTTTGAGATCATTTATGTCTGATTTAACGTCTGTAAATTGCAGTTCTAATGCTTTGTATCTTTCTGCACACAATTCCACATGTGCTTCAAGACTTTTCTTTTCAATGTCGGTGGTATCAGCCATTTTGTTGTTCCAGTGTATTATTTAGTAGCACAAACCAAATGTTCTGATCAGGGCCGTGAGTAGAAATACTACGTTCAACTCCTGCTGTTTCAGTGAGCCCTGTCAGCATTGGCACGCCGTCACAATCTTGCAGCAGGCCTGCCAGTGGGTTGGGATCAGTTCCATCTAGATACACGCCTTCAGATTCTATGGCAAATTCAAACTCCCAGGTGCCTGACCGATGAACCGGCAATACCAGGTCTGTGGGTTGTGCTTTGAGTCCTAGTATTTGCAACAAAGTTTCCCAGTTGCGCTGTTGGTTTCTACTGCGATTCCAGTCAGCAAGATCTAGTACTGGTTGTCCCGACTTGTCTTCGAACGGGATCATACTAGTGCGGAAGCTGCCTGTAACGCCTGTGTAGCTGCAATCAAAAAGTGTTCGGCACTGTATTCTCATTAGACAGATATTTAAGGCCAAAAAGAAACCCTGGATTTTTTACGTCCAGGGTTGCTGTGGGTCTAAACTGATTACAGGTTAGTAAATGTAGCTGAGCCGCTAACGTTGCCAGTTGGAATACCAATGTTCAGGCCGCCTGTGGCGTTGGCTGTTTGAGCAGCAGCAACCAGAGTAGCTGTGGTGTAAGCGCCACTTGGGTAGATAGCAATGTTGATAACGCCAGCTGCTGCACCAGCCTGATACATTGCAATGGTACCATTTTGTTGGACTGCTGTCAACACATTGTTTAGATAACCGTTAACGTTGCCAGCGTTTGTCAACGCGGCGTTAGCTGTCAAAGTGAAGAAGTCAAGTTTTGGACCTTGGATCTGAACTGGACCTTGAGCTGCTACGTTAGCTGTTCCTGCGATAGAACCGTTTGCCACGTCCAGTGCAAATACTGGTTGTGTAGTTCCGTTTACTTTTGTAAATACTGCCATGATAAATTTCCTTTAAGTTAGTGAGTCATTTGGACTCTGCTTTTATTTACCAAACTGACAAAAATTACGTGGATTGCGGGTTATTTCTAGCTCGATTTTGAGCAGCAAATGCGGTTGGATCAAAGCGACTTACCAGTTTGCCATAGCCTGCAGGCGTGGCCATAACCCAACCTTCGCCACCAGGATTGGCAACATCTGCTTGATTCTTTAGGTGCATCTTGAGTGCATGCAGCAGTTCAAATGCATAAAACGCTGCGCCCAGGGCCTCAATGTTGCTACTGGGACTGTTCAAATATTCCACAATGTTGTTGAACTTGCGCGGAGTTACTTTGGTTTTTAACCAGTTGCCAAATTCTATTACCAACTGATTGGCAGGCTGCAAGGGCGCACCCACTTTGGTGTTGATAAAATCCACTGCCAGCTTAAACAAATCTGTGATTTGTGCAGTACGAAGCTCAGCTGGATTAAACAGAGTTTTCATGCTAGATCCGTAAGTACGAACAATTTGATTGAGTTGCTTTACAATCCCATCGTCTAGTTCTAGTGTTGTGGGAGTAGCAGGACGTTCCAGCAGCAGTCCTGGGACTTCATTGAATTTTACACCGCTGAGTGGCTGGCGTGAGTCACCAACATCAGCATACATGCTATGAATAGCAACACCTATGTCGCTGTTGCCAATGCGCTGACCCATGGAGCTTTTGACAGGGATACGATATTCAATGGTGTTGGGCTCAAACACATAGTTGCCAGCTACCACAGGAGGACGTTGCATATACAGCAAGTCTCCTTTGACATAACCGCGGAAGTTGGAGGGCAAGGCAGCTTCTAGCACTGGAAACAGTGTTGCATAGATGTTGATCAAGTCAGTTCTGTCTCCAGATCTGTTGCTTTGTATATCTGCCATCATTTGTGGGCTTGTGGCAAGACCATCGTAGCCCTTGGCTTCAAATCCTGAACCGTCTGTGAGCACAAACTCACCTGTGGCAGGTTTGCGGCCAAATATCACAGCAGGTTTGCCGTCCCACTTGGCAGTGGTAGTAGTTGTTGGAGATTCTGCAGCATGTTGGGCTATCTCCAGAGCTTTGATAATGCCAGCTACACCTTCTCTAAAAACATAATCTTCCAGGTGCTCAATGCCTTTGGCTCTGCCGCCTACTCCGGGTGCAGTAGCTTCTGCAATCATGTTGTTTTCTACTAGAGCAACATAGCCACGATTTACAATGCGATCGCGCAGTCGGCCTAGGAATCCCACATCATCTTCAGCCACAGATGCTGACGGTTCTTTGAGATTGTCTCTGGCAAGATATTGACGGAAGTCTTCCAGCTTGGCATCACGCTTGGCATCACGAGCCAGCGCGGCGTAAATGGCTTCAACATTTTTGAGGTTGTCTCGAGTGCGGCCTTTGCCCAGCAGTACTTCAGCAGCGTAGTCAGGGTCTAGTCCACCAGGGATCAACTGATCTGTTACTCTGCTAGACACACCTTTGGCAGATGCTTTGAGACCCAGACTCTTGGCAATAGAACTCATGAGTATGTTACGATACAAGCCTTTGTACTCAGAATCAATGCCGCCGGACAAAAAGAATGCGCCCCATTCAACATTGGGCATGAACATGAAATCTGTTTGCACAAAACCATTGTTGGCATCGCCAAGTATGGGTGTTTTAAAATGCACAGCTTCGCCACTCATACGCACAAAATCTCTTGGATCCTGCCCCTGACTTGTGGCAAATTGATCTAGTTTGACTTTTAGTTCGGCCTTGGATATCTCATTGGTATCAACTGCTAGATCCAGGTCTCCTGATGACGGTTTTTTGCCTGTGCTGCCCAGCCACTTCACAGGATAACCTGTGGCAGGATCTTCTGTGCTGGTTAAGTCTAGACCTGTTACAGTTTCCAACCACTGCACAGTACCAGGTATATCACCTTGTTCAATGCGTTGTGTCAGTGGCAGACCCATCTTGTCTTTGAATACGTTGCCGCCTTCGATCAGATTCATTTGACCCCGCCCAGTAGTGCTGCCAGGGCAGGAGTCATTTTGTTGCCGTTAAGTTTGATATAATTTTGCAAGTCAGCAACAGTTTGATCTGACATTCCCAATTGATCTGCCAGTTGCTCTGCCTCTGGCGGCAGTAGTCCTGGACGAGCAGCAACACCTTGTCCTCTGCCGGAACTGAACTCCAGTTCGCTTTTGGCACCTGCAATTGCCTGTGCCAGTGTGGTCCACAATGCCGACTCTTTGTTGGGATCAGGCTTGTCGGCTGTTTGTTCTTGTGCTATGATAGCAGCAATTTGATCGTCAATGGTGTCTTTCAACTCAGCAGCGTATTGTTTGCCTTTTCCGTTGCGTGCCTCTGCACTTATGCTATTTTCCAAAGATTCATACGGCTCGCCAATCAATCTTGACACCAGGTCTCCCAGTGCCTTTTGTAATTGGGCCGGTGGTAGCTCACTTGGACGAGTTGCCATCAACCCAGCTGGAGTTTTCATTTTCTGCATCAGTTCGCTAACAGTTTGTTTCCATTCTTTTTGTGCAGCAGTTGCTAGACCTTTGACCAACGGATTGTTGGCTGCCATTGCTGCGGATTGAGCTCCAGCCACAGTTGCTTTTTGCTGACCACCAATTACTGGATTCAAACCCTGTGAAGTGGCAGCTTTGTTGACCAACTGCGAAGCTATGCCACCTATTACACTGGCTGCTCCGCCCAGCGCTCCGCCAACTGATGCTTCTTTTATGGGTCGTTTACGTGTTAATTCATGAATCTGCATGGGTTCTCCTTACTGAACGCGAGAACTTGCCTGCGTCTTTGGTGCGAATGGCATTGAGTAATTTTCTTGTGAGATTTTCTGCTGCCTCAGCGTCATACTCAGCTTCAATCTGTTCTACTAGTCGTATGGCATTGGCAATCACGTTTGTAGCACGATTTTCAATCAGCAAGCGCTGATCACGTTCTACATACAGTGATTCCAATTCTTCTAGAATACTTCGAGTTTTTTTCTGCATTGCTCCGGACCTTTGGATTATTTAGCTATTTCTGGGTCTGAATAAATATCTAATACAAGGACTACGAAATGACCAGCCAAATCAACCCAAACAATGTCGACGGTAACTATCCAGTGGCCGGCGTGCCCAACAACACCCAGGGCTTTAGAGACAACTTTACCAATATCAAAACCAATTTTCAATATGCAGAAAGCGAAATAGACGACTTACAAAGCAAGGTTGTGTTGAAGGCTGCACTGACAGGCACCACGTTGAACAACAACATGGCAGACAACTTGATGTACGCTGTTAAACTACAAGATGTGAGTTATACATATGTTCCAAACACAGCAACGTCAGGGTCTATCACACTGGACTACAGCGCTGGACAATATCAATTTATTTCCACAACAGGCTCTGTTAGTTTAAATTTCAACAATTTTCCAGCCAGCGGAACATCAGGTGTGCTGCGAGTCATTGTGAATATTACCAACACAGCATACACCCTGACACTGCCAGCTGCTGTGAGTCTAGGCACCACCGGCATTCAAGGATACTCTGCAAATGTGATTACTTTTGCAGCAACTGGGACTTATCAATTTGATTTCTACACAGTTGATTCTGGAACTACCATAACCATCTTTGATCTGAATCGTCCACTCAGCGTTTTTACCAATGCAATTACGTCAGCTTCGTCGATCACTTCAGCATCATCTATCAAATCTACCAGCGCCACTGCTGGCATAGGATATGGCACCGGTGCTGGTGGCACAGTAACACAGGCCACAAGCAAAAGCACCGGAGTTACCCTAGACAAAGTGTCAGGTCAGATTACCATGAATGGAGCAGCCCTGGCAGCGGCTGCAGAAGTAAGCTTCACACTGACCAACAGTGCTGTTGCTGCCACTGACGTGGTCATGGTCAGCATTGCATCAGGTGCCACAGCAGGTGCTTACAGTGTTCAGTGCGATGCTGTTGCTGCTGGGTCATGTAGAATCAGCGTGGGCAACAGAAGCGCAGGTTCACTCAGTGAAGCCATTGTGCTGAACTTTGTTGTGATCAAAGGTGTTGCTGCTTAAACAGTTCTGGAAATGTAGCACGCCAATTTGTTCCACGACGTTGATCAATAGAATCCAGGGTAGAAATTATTTTGGATTTTCTTTTGTCTGCATCTTTTAACGCAAACATGCCCTGGGTTAGTTGTTGTCTATGCTCTATTGGGTCTGTAAATCTTGTGGTATGGAAATTATGTTGCAGCCATGTTAGCAATTTGTCCAGGTTGGCATGATTTAAAATACCAACTGATATATTGATTGCAAACATACAATTGTGTGGAGCATTATCAATGTACCATTGCAAGTTAGCAGTTATTTGATCCCACTTTGCAGGATACCGTTGATATTCAAACTGTTGACCGGTGTCGTCAATACTAAAGTCCAGTTGAACCAAACGAAATTGTTCCCATAATGACAACAATTCTTTGCCTGGAAGGATTGTACCATTAGTGTTGTAATTTAAGTGTACTTGATCTTTGTGCTCAATAGCATGTAACAATTTCACATGTTCTTTACTCAACAACGGTTCGCCGCCATTGAAATGTATAAATTGTATACTACTCAAGTCAATGGTTTTCCAAAACTGATTGATCGTTGATTTTTGTAAATCTATAGGTAGCCCAAGTTCTTGCTTCCACACACTACTGTTATTTGGTCCGCATATCACACAGGCCAAATTACATGTATCACCGGTCCAATAATCCATACGAATTAGCTCAACCTTGTTGTTGTTAAGATTGTGATCTTTGTACCAAGAGTTGCTACCTTGCCGTCGGCTGGTTAGTCCAGCGGCTTCGTTATCTTTACAACTACTACACGCTGTCGGTAACTGTCCAGTAGATATCTCATTGCGAAGACTAACAAGGTATTCGTTGTTTAAAAAATCAACTACTTTAGCTGAGCGTACAGGAGATATACAACAAGGCGAAATTGCTAATGCATTTTGCTGAGCAACAATGTTTATATTTTTATAAATGTCAATGCATGTCATTGAGATTTAATTTGTCCTAATAACTGTTTTAGTTTTGCACTTTGAACGTCGCTGTTGACCTTGGCAACATCTTCGTGCTTGACCATGGGTTTGTCCCAGGCATGTGTGCCTCCTGCGGGTGCCGCCCAAGCAGAGTTGGAGCTTGCAACAACCTGGCTCTTGGCTTTGATACTGTCCATGATTGAACTTTGTGGTTTGTTATAGCCGTTTTCGTCCCCACCTTCGTCAGTAATACGCATGGTTTCAATGTTGTACTCCAGATCAATTTTTTGACCAACGCCGGTCGAGCTTCGAGATTTCATACACTGTATTTGATACTTGCCACGCTCTTTCATGGAACGACTGGTAAAGATACCAAACACATTGTCTGCTGTGTTGATTTTGCTGATACCACCACTAATGTGGCTGTGATCAAATTCCATTTCTTCCACTGCTGATCTGTTCAACTGACTGGCTGTTACCAACAAAACGCCCAGTTCCTTGGCCAGGTTACGTAGCTCTTCCGATACATACTTGTCTTTGACAAACAAGTCGTTGGGGCTGACCTTGGCACTAACAGGCATGACCAAGTCAAGGTAATCCACCATCACAAAGTCTACCCGGATACCTGTTTGGATTTGTACTTCTTTTAGATATGCACGAATGTCATTCACATTGCTTTGTGCCGGCAGGCCTTTCACACGATACTGTCCAGATTTCTTTTGAATCATCTTGACCTTGAGTGCTGTGGTCTCAATGTCCTTGCGAATCTCTTTGGTGCTCATGCTGGTCAGCATTGCATCACTGCGTAAACTGGTCAATTCTTCACTCAGTTCCAGTGTAATATACACGCCACTTAGACCTTGCTGCAACCAGTTTAGTGCAATGTTCATCATCACAAGACTTTTGCCCGAGCCAGATCCACCTGCAAAGATGTTGAGTTCTCCACGACTGAAACCACCATACAACAGTCGATCCATTTGTGGCCAACCTGTGCTAACTTGTCCGCCAGCATTGAAGTACCGGTTGATACGAGCACTGGGATCTGCAAAGTAATCTGTGCCCATGTCCTTGGTCAGACTGATCTGCACAGCATCCTTGATCAGTTTTTCCACAGGATCGTAATCACCTTTTTCCAGCAGGTCTGCTGCTTTTAAGATAGCACGTTCCAGTTCTTGTCGCTTGGTAAAGTTTTCAAACTCTTCCATGAACCAGGCGTGATGCCCTTCGTTGAATTCATCCAGTTGCTGAAGTTTGATTCCTGTAGTTGCAGCAATTTGTGCAGCAGTGGGCAAGGTGCCGTGATCCGCACTGTGTGACTTGATAAATTCAGCCGCAGGTCTTACGCTACGATCAAAGTTTTCTGGATTGTAGATGTTCTGTACACGAACATAGCTTTCTGCATCCTGAAGTATCATCTCCAGGAACAGTCGTTGTACATCAGTTCCGTAGTCTTTTAACAAGTTGTTTCTTTCGTAATTCAATTTTGATTCGAGATGTTTCTCTAGCTTGCATGATAGTTATCAGTGCGCCAAGTCTGCCATATTTCTTCACAGCATCGTTGACGTCTTTGACCTCTGCAGGCCAAGCGGGTATGCTTACTGCCCAGTTTAGTTCCATAGCACGATCTATTAGTTCAATACCTGCAGAATCTTGATCAGGTACCACAGTGACTTCTTTGCCCAGTCGTCGTATCAGTTTGACTTGTGCGTCATTTACCGTGTTGTGCATGAGTGCAAGGCCGCCAATTGACAGTGCATCAAAGATGCCTTCTGTCACTATCACATGAGTCCAGTTGTTGTGCAACAAGTCTGTGCCGAACACATATCCTGGTTGCATGTTGTTTAGATATCGAGGATTGTGATTGTCCAAGAATCGAATGGTACTGCCCACAATTTTGTTGTTGTATGTAAACGGAACAATCACTCCTGGACGTTTGGACTCAGCCTGTACCATGAACGGAAAGTCTGACGGTACACATCTGTTTTGCAAGTAATCCCACTGAACTGCAAAGTCTGCTGTTAAAAATTCTGCACCGGGCGGTAATTCCAATTCTTCAAATTCAATTCCTTGAGCCGATGAGTCTATTGTTTGACGATCTTCCAAGATACCATTAATGCTTTTGTGCCGCATACTTTCAAGATTGATCAGATCAATTTCACGATCTGGCACACCTAACCAACTCAAGAGCCTGCGAGCCTTATAACTTACGGTACGGCCAAGGATAAAGCTAGCAGTGTATCCACAGTTGAAGCAATGATAGCTCCAGCCTTGCTCGTTTGTTTTGATGCCGCCGCGACTGCGTCGATCTGGACTGTTGCCATTATGATGACAGCACACCGCATTAAAGCTAATCCAGCCGCTGGGACTGACTTTTCGCTTGGCGGGTAAGTAATCTAAGATATCCAGCATCTGCTTAGTATAGCAGAGTTGTCACACAATATCAACGATATTGAACGTTTTCAATCTTGCCGTTGCTGAATACCGCAGTAGCAGATGGACTGCCCAAGAATTGAATTGGTAAGTATCCAGAACCTCCAGCAATCACATTGACTTGGCTGACCGTCCCGTTGACCCCATACACTGCTTCTACTATGGCGCCAGCACCGTTGCCCAGAATCTGAACATAAGGTGCAGCAACATAGCTATAGCCCGAATTGGTCAGGGACACTCCTGTGACCACACCGTTGACCACTGTGACTGTGCCGCTGGCTCCGTAACCAATTGAGTTGTTTAGTGCTAGACGCAACAGCGGATGATAGCCCACAATGTTAAAATAGTCGCTGATTGTGTCATCAAAGTATTCACGAGCTTCGCTGACATCATACCAAATTGACTCATAGTTTTGCGCAGCTTGAATCTTGACTGTTCCAGTGTAGTGAACCAGATCAAATTTCACTGTGGTAAATGCAGCACCTGTGGTTTCAATATGACTACTATAAAATTCAGTTTGTTGTATGCTGTTGATTGGTTGCGGGTTCAAGGCCCAGTCTGGATAAGATGTGGGTGCTGCACTCACAAATTGATTCTTGCCGTAGATGTCAGGCACTGTGACTGGCTGGCTGGGCTGGAATTGTGGCAGCACAGAGTCCACAATATTGCAGTCTGCACGAGCTTGGCTGTTGGCGTCCACATACACAGCTTGTGCATAGTTACCAGCTGTGCGTGTGATGCTGTAGCTAGCAGGCTGTGCTTGTATGTTGATAGTGTCAGTGGTGTCTAGTACCACTTTCACACGTCCTGTGGTAGCACTCAACACTTCGCAATCCTTTTGTACCAACAGCTCATCGCCTGCCTGGTTGATCACACGGAAAACAAACGTGCTACCTGTGATGTTTACAGGTTTTTGGTCTTGGTTAATGAACTCAAACAAGAGAACATTGTCCACGCCTTTGTTGATGGTTAGAGATTTTGCGTACACTGGGTCATACCTTGCTGTGAAGTAGCCACCATCAGTGTTGACCAATAACACTCGAGTAATTTGTTGGTAAAGATAAACGGTGGTGGAATACATTACTCTATTTAGCTGCTAATAAATAACCCTGATGGGCAATAACATATTTGAAAAATTAACGGAAAAGTACCCCTTTATTACCTTGTGCGTTTACGCAAATCAAGAGTATGTGGGAGTGGTGCAAAACCGTGATGACATTGTGACAACTATTTACGACTTTGGATCAGTGATAGATCAGTCTGACAAGATGTTATTTTTGGAACTGGCTGGCACTTGGTGGTGGGAAAGCAACAGAAGCATTCCTATAAACATTTTCCTGCGCAAAGAATGGGATCAATTCCGTGTTACTTTGAGAACATTTGCCAACAAGGATCTGGAAATCTTGCACGGTCCCATTTGTAGCCTTATGGACATTGCCCGCAAAAAGTCCAAGCGAAAATCAATTACCTTGGTCCGGCGTATTGAGTAAATTCATGTGCAAGGCCACCAAGGCAGCGTAGCTAATAGCATGTGCCTTTTTAAAGGTATAGCCCCGACTATCATCCCCGTTCCAGACTTCAGCAAACACTTGACCCCAAGGTTGTCCTTGTAGGTGAGCTTTGCCCGGCCTAATAATGCTGATAAATGCAGCCATTCTAGGAATTGAATCTGGCTTCATTTCTCGCAGCAGATCTGCATAGTTGCCCACGTGTACCAGTTGACTGGCCCAGGCACGATCTGTCCACAATCGACTCCAGGGCGGGGTAGCTGCCAGCAATGTTTCGTAGTGTTCAGGGCCTTGGATCAGGTTATAAACACTCATGTTCAACAGGTCTATCTTGAAATAGCCACGCTGTTCTGCTGACTGGTAATCCAGTGCTGCATGCCCGTTGACCACATCACGCGGAATGTCTGTGACATAAATGCCCGAGTTGTGCTTGCGTCCAGTGCTTTGCTGTGCAGGCACATGCTGTATCAGTTGCAGCACAACATCTCTGTTGGGCACGTCAATGTCAATGTCTGCGCTCATACTGTACACAACGCCACAACAGTTTTCAATTGCTTCTCAGCTAGACGCACAGCATCAATGGCGTCGGCCACAGCAGGATGACTTTTTGCCAATTCTTCCAGACGCTTTTCTTCAACCATTTTTCGTTTTACCCACGCAACCGCTTCCTGTGTTACACCATCTAGCTCAATCATTGGATAACTGGACTGCAATGGCAACCATGAGCTGCCATCAAACACTTCAAAATTGCCACCTTGATAACGAACCAGGCCGGCACTGGGTTTAGTGGTGTCAATATAATAAGGAGCATTGTAGACATTGCCCGAAATGTTTATACCTGGTCCAGGTGTGATATTTCTAATCATGTTACCATCCTGCTCGGGTTAAAATTTCTTGCGCATATGCTTGATCTTCGGGACGATCTCTAAAACGTTTTTGCCATGCGTCACTGTCGATATAGCTCCAGATCATGGCCACCTGAGTGGGATCCAGACTGCTCAAAAACTTCTGGCCTGATTCGCAGTTGTAAATCACCCAGGGACTTACTCGTCCTGATGTAACAGCATAACATGCTGCATTGGCATTGCCGTAACGCAAACAGTCATGTGCAGGATGGCCTGTGTTTTCTTGCCAGGTCATGCTGTATTCAATTGCTCGAGCCAGAGCATCATCCACTGCCTCAGTCTGCAGGTAGTGCAGCAAATATTCTGTATAGACCTTGTCACTGCACCAGTAGTCGATCTTTTTTCGTGCCTTTAGCAGCCACAACATGAACTGAGCCGGATTGATTGTGCGTGTGTCCACACAGTAACGTCCAAACTTCACAAAGGCCCGGTAGTAAGCTGACTCAGCAAAGTCTTCATAGGTCTTGTTACCAGAAGATCCTTGCATGGTTTCATAAAATCGCAAATAGGCCTGAAATCCCAGTCTCACCCCAGGTTCGTCCTTTTGCATGGCACGGCGCTTGGGCTCGCACACATGCACCGCCATAGACGTTTCTTTTACAAAAGTTTTCTTGCAGTAATTGCAGGCAAATGTCATGCTAGTATTTTAGCATCTTTGATGTATTGTGTCAAATGAGTATTGATCATCAAATGATGTCCGGGCAAGGGGTGAGCCATGTCTGGTGGCACATGTTGATTGTCTTTGGGGTAAATTACCTTGGCAACTTCATGCATGTGTTGCCATGCAATTGATCTCCAAGCAAACCCGTCTTTGATACCCAGATTGTTTTTAAAATGTTCAAAACGAGAATCTTCAAGAAATTCCTGATAAATGTTGTCTGCTTGTTGATACATCAGCACACGATGTCCCCGAGCAGTCAAACTGGCCTGCAAACTCAGCATGCGATACATTAGATCTTCCAATCGATCAGCAATACTATAAATTTCACTTTTGAGTTTGAGTTCTATCCATTGAGCAGTGTCTGAATCAGACCAGTGTGGCACCCATTGGTTTCGAAATTGTTGATTTTGAGGATTGGTCCAGGCACCTTCAAATTCACGATTGGGATCCTGACCCAAGATAGGTATTTCAAGCCTGCTGAGAAATGTCATGCCCAGTAAATAAAATGTAGGCACTGTGGCTTGATAACTGTGTTTGAGAGTGCTACGTATGATACGAGAGTTTGCACTGCCGCCAATGGCCAGGGTGGAACAATCGGCAATACCAAGTTGTTGTGCTAGATCCGCATGGCCGCCGCCATTGGCGTACACTTCCATGTAGCTGCATCCGTTGACCACTAACTGTTGAATCATTTTTTATCAAGGCCAGCACTTTTGTGGTAAGCGTCAATTTCTTTTTGTGTAACGATCTGCATCATTACGTCGATTTCGTCGTCTTTGTAGTGCGGGAACATTGTGGCCAATTCCTTGCGTTTGGTGCTGGCACCGGCTTCTTTCTTTTTGGGCGCAATCCAGTTGTGCCGAGGCGTGCCCATGCCTGGACTGACCGCAGTGGAACACAACCATTGCAGTTTGGGGTGCCGGCTCAGTGTAAAGAAATGCTTGTTCAAATAATGATTGCAGCTTTGCACATAGTATTCTTGCAACTCCTGGGATCCTTCAACACAACTGCTCCAACGCAGCATGAGAAATGTGCTGAACTTTTTGCGTTCTTCTGCATCCAGGCTGTCGTAGAAGCTGCGATTCTTGAGATCTAATTGTCGCATCTCGTTTGAAATGTGTAGTCGATCACTCATGTTGTTTTACCCAAGATTCCATTTGTAATGATTCGGCGTAGATTTTGTGCTTGATAGGTACATTATCAAACCAATGTTCTTTGCGATAATTATCCAGCACCAGTTGCTGTGTTAAAAATTGATACCAGTGATTGGTCATTGGCGGCATAGACAAAATTTCTATAGCTTGTTGCATGTTTACATACTCTCGAAACTTTGATTTAGCAAGTGCAGCAATCAAGGGTTCACGGTATTTGGCGGGTATACATCCAATACCTTGAATACCGTCTGCATTGGCCAGGACTGGTCGAAAGTTAGCAGGCTCTAGCCAATCAAAATACTCCAGCAGACTCTCAAACCACCAAATATTAATGGCACTGATCACTGGCGCAATTTTTAGATCAACATTGGGCAATTTCTTTGCCCAGGCAAGGTTGGCTTCCACAGTGTCCCAGTCTGTGCCGCTACGCACAATTTCTGCATATTTTCCCACAGCATCAATGCTGGCATGCAAGCGAATGTCATCAAAGTGCTGCCATAAGTCTGCCACTTTTTGATCTTTATAGCTAGTCACTGTGAGATTACTGCTGTACATCAAGGTAGGCCGGACTTGTTGAGCAATTAATCTCCTTAGCACTTCATAATGCTGTGGATTCATCAGCGGCTCGCCGCCGGCAAAATACACCATTTTGCATTGACTCAGATCAATGCTGTCCAGGGTAGTTGAATCATAGTCATTGATAATCCCGCGGCCAACTTCTGAACTCCAGCTAGTACTGAACAACGGGCCACAACTACGACATTTTAGATTGCATAGATTGTTGTTTCTAAAATCCAAAAACTGTATGCTACTGGTATGATAATCAGTATAATATGGTTCAAATAACGATCGCCAACGCAAAGGTTCATCAGGCGGACAACCTGAACATTCTTTTGGTATCTCACCACGCAGGAACGCACCTCCTACCTGATCAACCATGTTTTCTCTTGTGTCAAACAGATTGCCATGCCATTGACAACAAGGAGCAAACTTGCCCCCGGGCATGAAACTAACACTGACCCATGGCGCCTTACAATGCACATTACTCATTTAATTTTACTCAGTTGATAGATCATTGTAACACGATCTATAGCATCTTGTAAAGTGGGATTGGTCTTTGCTGCTCGATGGATATCGCCCCAGAGTTTACTATCCATTAAATGATCATGCAAGGGTCTGCCATCAGTGGTGCGATAATCGTAGCCCATTACTTCACGTGTGCTGGGATCTGCACCAAACTCTCTTCTGAACACTGTGTCGCCATTGCGTTCGTAAATGTAAGTGGCACCTGGTTTGAGTTGTCCCATGTTACCAGGCCTTGTTGTAGTCCACAATCTCGCA